GTAGATAAAGTTAGCATTTGAGTTGGACTAGTCGTTCCAATTCCAACATTGCCTGACCTATCAATCACCATTCTGCTTGAAAGAGTTCCACTTACCTCTGCTGCATTATCTGCTGTGGTTAAAAAATTAAGTCCTACACCACCAGCACCTCCATTTCTTAAAGATTCAATTCTAGAACCTTTTGATACATCCTCTCTTCTTAAATCAATACCTGATGTGAATAAAGAAGAACCATCTAAATCAGATTCAATAGTTATAGTTGTATCAGTATTATTTGAATCAACGTGTAATTCTGAACTAGGACTATCAGTTCCAATTCCAACATTTTGATTGCTATCAATTCTTACAGCAGTTGCTCCACCTGCATTTATAACAAATTCATTACCAATAGCACCAACTCGTACCTGACCTGCTGTTGTGCTGTTATCTTCAAAACTTAAGTAAGATGCACTAGTGCTACTTTTAATTTTTCCAACAATAGTATTAGTATTTGTTTCTACAACATGAAGTTTAGCACTAGAACTACTTATTCCAATTCCAACATTTCCTGAAGCATCAATAGTAACTCTTTGACTGCCGCCTGTATGAAATTGCATACTTTCACCAGAAGTACCACTACCAGTATCAGCTTTTAATAAAAGAGAACCACTTGCACCAGCAATGGAAGCAATAAGGTTATTATCAGTATCTTTAAATTCTAATGTTGGGGTTGCATCTTGGATAATAGCATCGCCATCAACAGTCAAACCATCCATTGTGGCTGTACCTGTTACGTCTATGCCTGTTGAGGTTGTGGTTAGTTTTGCTGCGTTGTCGTAGTAAAGTGTTACTGCTCCGTTTTCTGTTGCAGTTAGCATGTTTTCAGTATCAGAAGCATTGTTTACTAATAAAGAAGGAGTTTTAATTCTTACTCTTGTGTCTTCTCCAATAATTAAGTCATTAGTTGTATTAACAATATAGCTATTAGTGCCATCATGATAAATCTGTAAATCTGAACCAGCTCCAAAGATAGCTTTAGCATTGTCAGCAAAGGTTGCATTACCTGCGTGAGCTGTTGTAGATGCAAAGTCTACAGCTCCGTCTATATCTACTACGTCTAGGTTAGTTGTACCATCTACGTCTATATCGCCTGAAATGTCTAGTGAAGCTACTACAGTAGTACCTGTAAGTGTAGGAGCAGTTAGTGATTTGTTTGTTAAAGTTTGTGAACCTGTAAGTGTTGCTACTGTACTATCTATTGCTAAAGTAACTGCATTACCTGTTGCAGAACTATCAAGACCTGTACCACCTGATATAGTTAAATTTTCACTATCTAAATCAATTGCAATGGTTCCACTGTCTGTTGTAATGTCTAAGTCTTCTGCAGTAATTTGTGTATCTACATAAGCTTTGATAGATTGTTGAGATGCTATACCTGTAGCACTATTTGAAGACATGTCATCTTCATCAAGGAAAGCTTTACCGTCTAATATATTTAATTCAGCTGCAGTACTTGTAACACCGTCAAGAATGTTTAACTCTGCTGTAGTTGCTGTAACACCATCAAGTAAATTTAATTCGGCTGCAGTACTTGTAACACCATCAAGGATATTAAGTTCTGCTGCAGTACTTGTTACTGTTGTACCGTTTATTGAAAGTGCATCAGTTTCTAAAGTACCGTCTATGTCTGCGTTACCACTAATATCTAGTGTAGCTGCATCTAACTCACCACTAATGGTTATGTTTCTACCACCTGTAATGTCTTTGTTAGCATCTGTTATAATAGCTTTACTTGCTATTACTGTTCCATTAGTTATACCATCTATCAGATTAATGTCTGCTGCACTAGCTGTAACGCCATCTAGGATATTAAGTTCTGCAACTGTTGAAGTAATACCATCAAGAGTATTTAGTTCAGCAGCAGTAGCTGTTACGCCATCTAGTATGTTTAATTCTGCAGTTGTAGAAGTTACACCGTCTAACAAGTTAATTTCTGCAGCAGTTGCAGTAACACCGTCTAAGATATTAAGTTCTGCAGTTGTACTTGTAACTCCATCTAAAATATTTAACTCGGCTGCTGTGGATGTCACTCCATCTAATATGTTTAGTTCAGCAGCAGTTGAGGTAACTGTAGTACCGTTTATAGTAAGGGTATCTATTTCAGCAGTACCATCAATATATAAGTTTCTCCATTGTTTTGTAGATGTACCTAAATCATATGTGTCATCTGTATTAGGAACAATATGTGAATCAATTTCAGCAGCTAGGTTAATGCTATCAGTATCTGCATCACCAAAAGTAAGATTACCTGAAATAGTAGCATTACCAGTAACTGTAAGATTACCACCTACAGAAACATTACCTGTAGTAGTAATAGTATCTGTATATGTATCTTTAAATCTTAAACTTGTTGTACCTAAATCAATGTCGCTATCTGTGACAGGAATAATAGCTCCATCTGCAATATATAATTGTTGTACAGAGGCTGAAGATACTTCTACATAAAATTCTATATAGTTATTTGTAGTATCTATTAATACTTTGTTATTTGGAGAAGTTTCACCAGCATCTCCAATTAAACCTATTACTGGTCCTTCTGCACCAGTACCGTCATGTTTGTGACCTCCTGTGTTACTAAAAGCATTTAATAATTGGTTGTACTCATTGTTAAATAAAGCAGCAGTGATTGTATCTCCGTCTGCAAATGTACTTTGTCTTGTATAACCTGCCATTGTTTTTATCTCCTACCTGATGGAATGTAATCTATGTATAGTCCGTTTATTGTATAAGGTGCGTTTGTATCGTTTGTTAATATTCTAAAGCTATTAGAGTAACCACTACCCTGCAATGCTAACCTAACTAAAGGCTGTTCAGATGCTCCAAATTTTGCTGTTCCAAACAAAGCTGTACCAAATATAGATGGAGCTGGTACACTGTCTAATAAATAATCTTCTGGTTGTGGTGTTTCATTACTATCGTAATCAAATCTAACTCTAAGTGAAGGCTGTACTTCGTTTTCTGGACCTATAGAAAGTTTAACATAGTGTAAAGTTTTTAAAGTTCCGAAGTCTCCATAATCATAGTCTGGTGTTTGATATCTTGCATCTATTGCAGAGCCATCAAAGTTATCACCTGAATTATGTACATAAACATAACCATCTGTATCACCATGATAATATCTTTCAATACCATTAGTATCAAAACCGGAACCTATAGCTGTTACTTCTATTCCTTTTGTTTCAGACCATTCAAAACCATTTGGTCTTAATGTACCTATTATACCCCTTTGTGCAGAATTTGTCAAGCCTTCGTTACTATAAAATAATCTATATTGTGATTTTTCTCTAAGCACAACACTATTTATAATATAGTTATTTACATTTTCTGCTAGTTCTGTTATAATAGGCTGTATAGCTTTACTAACAGTTCCTAACTCAACGTCACCAATTCTTGCTGTACCAGCGACTGTTCTTAATCCATCTGGTGCTAAAAATATTAAGTCACCACCAATCTCTTGAATACTATAACCACTTAAACACCCTACGTTTTCTGCAACTGGCACAACTGCTGTATTTTGACTATCGTTTATATTTATAAGTTTATGTATGCTGTTTTCACAAAATATAAATAAGTCTTGACGGAAACCTTTAACACCTACAATTTTATCTGATATAGTTACTGACCCTGCTCCAGTTCCACTAAAGTCTGAAGGGTCGTTATATATACTATAAAAAACTGTATTCTCGTTATCTTCTACACCAGCAGCTATTAAATGATGGTCATGTGAAGTTATAAACGTAGCGTATTTAGTTCCTGTAACGGTTACTTCTTCTGTAAAATATGTTCTAGAACTTAAAGCTCCTGTACCTTCCATTCTAAAACTAAAAGGTTTATTAGCTCCGTCAGCTATAACTACTGTACCATAATCTTGTGCAGCACCTTCAAACATTGCAAATTGTATTTGCCCTTGTCCAGTTCTTGCAGCAGCTGATTTACCTGTAAAAGTTGTGTAATTATCTCCACTACTATGTGATAATTTATTTATTTGTAAATATGTAATACCGTCTTGTGTAAAATAAATATTAGTACCAGCACAAACTATAACACCATCTGCATAAGGCATAGTACCTAATATATTTGTTACACCGCCTGTAGGTTGAACAGCACTTCCTGCACCAAACTTACTAAAACCATTAATACGTCTGTATCCACCTTCAATAGATACTTCAAAATTTTGTAAAACTGTAGCAACTCCGGGTGTACGCAACAAGTCTATAGAGTTAGCTGATGTTACTAAGCCACCTGCACATGCTACGGTAAAAGGTTGTGAACGTGCCATATATTTTAAAAGTAAGTTCTATCGTCTGTCATATATTTTGGAGCTGGATTCATTAGGTTTGACTTCATATACTTCATACCTTTTTTATAATCATCCAATGCGAAAGCTGCTTGTTGTGGACTTTCTTTAAACTGCCAAATGTAATAACGACTTCTAGCTGTTATTATATTACTGTACTGCTCTGGTAAAGTGATTGTATCATCATAAGCTGATAATGCAGTCGGTCTTACGAAAGCATAAAAGTGTATATTATAAATCTTATCAGGTATTGGACTTAATCCAAACTTTCTACTATCTGGAGACTTAATAACAAATCTAGGTTCTCCATGGTTTTGAGTATCTGCATCATCTGCATTCTCACTATCTCTGTAGTATCTTGTCCAGTCTGTATTCGTAAGAAACTTTAAACCTTTAGAGACATAAGGTGTTGTTTCTCCACTTACGTTAATTGTTGTAACATAAAAGTCATCCCAATCTATTGAAGCATAGTCTGTAGTAATACTAGAACTACCAGACTTAAGTGTGTACCATCTTTGTCCTGCAACTGTAGCAACTGTTACGTTACCATAAAAAGGGTCAGTGCTTCCACTAACTCCTGCAGAAAAGAAAGGTAATTGTGGTTCTTCGTTGGCTATATCAAATATAGATTTATTGATACTATCTTTAACAAACTTCTGAATACCTGTAGCGTTTGTAAAGTTTGCAGATGTTAAAGGAACTTCATTAAGTTCTCTTAATACTTCGTTAGTTATGTCAAGATATGTTGTAGCCATTATTTTTTATGAACCTTTTGAATTGGAAAGTTTGCTTCTAAACTTGCACCTTTATGTTTTACAAACTTACCTGTGTGTTTCATTAATTTAAACGTACCATTTTTTTGTTTCATCCAATGGTGTCCTTTTGGTGCTTTAACTTTCATAATTATTTAGGCATACATTTTGGCATTTCGCCATGACCATAAGAAGGTTGAGCTGAACCGCCTTTAGCATATTTCATTCTACCACCATGCATTTTTTTATCTCTAGGCTTCATGTTATACATTCCACCACCCATCATCTTTTCTCTTTTTTCTTTTCCGTATTTCATTTTATCTCCTTTAATTTAAAAAGTGGAGGGTCAATTAAGACCCCCCGAGTGACAATTAGTCAATTACATAGAATGCACTTACTAAAGCATCATCTCTAAGTACTTTCGCACCATAGACATGTAAGCCTCTTACTATATCACCAAATGATGATGGGTCTCTCAACACTTCAGTTGAAAGAATAGTATTAGCAGTAGCAGTTGATGAAATGTGACCAGCCATACATTTACCAGTAGCATTAGATGTAGCAGCAACATTGTTAGATTTGTACATGTCAAATCCTCTTAGTTTACCACTTGATACTAAACCGTTTCTGATAGAGCCTTGTCCAGCGTTAAAGTCAACAGACATTAACTTAGAGTCAGCTTTAGCTAATTCTTCATAGAATGAAGGAGGAGCTACGAACCATCTACCTTCTTCAGGTACATTCTGTTCGTCTAATAGTTTAGCAAATCTTGCCATAAGGTCAATTGCATCTACACCAGTTCCGTCTGAACCTAATAGGTCTACAGAGTTAGTTGCGTGTCCTAATGTTGCGTCAGCAGTTGCACTGTCTGAACCGATAATGTGGTCAGGTGATGAAGCTGAACATCCAGCAAACATAGTTGCTAGAACAGCAGCATCATATGCATCTTTAAGAGCATACGCAGCAGATGAAGAAGCTACTTCTTTGAAGTTGACATGTGACATTTTAGTTTCAATATCATCTACGATGAATTTGAAAGCTTTAGCACTATCAACAACAAGAGTTGTTTCAGCATCAGTTAGTTTAGTTGCAGTTGTGTCAGAACCTCTTGTATAGTCAGATACAGAGATTACTGGTTCACCAATGATTTTTACAGAGTCTCCGTAAGCAGATAT